TCGATGCCTCACCAGATCGTCTACCTGGTCGCGCTGTGTCTCCCGCACATGCACCTTGCTACTTCGGGCCTTAGCTCGATCCAGATAGTGCAGAACTACCTGGACGCTCTGGGAATGCTCATGGTGGCGCTCGCCGTACCGATCGGCAGCGACATCGCGATCTACAGCTGCATCGATACCCTCGGTGCGCAGGCCGCAACACAGCGGTCCAAGATTAGGTCCATCGTTTTTATGATCATACCGCTCGGCGCGAGCGGGTTCGTTAACTTCCTCGCGCCGGCGCCGATGATTCTCAAGGGACTCGCGGCGTTCCTCGTGGTACTGGTCATCATCTCGCAGGGACTTCGATTTATCGAGACGGACTGGGACAAGCTCGAAAAGTTTGAATCCGAGAACGTCATAGTCGAGGACGAGGTTGACGAGCCCGCCAAGCCGAGGCGTCGGGTAGTAACGGCTCGCGAACGTCGCGCGCGCGAACGGGCGATGTACGCCGCAATGACCAAGACCGAGCAGTACAAGTGGCGCGTGCAGTGGGACGCGGAAGAGCAGAAGCGACTGGCGAAGCTGCAGGTTCAGCTCGCTACGGAGCCCGAGGCGGTAACGGTCGGATGAGGTACACGAGGACCGCGAAATCTTCGCGGTCCTCGGCTACTTTGGCCGACAAAGTGATATTATGAACAGGAAACGAGAGGAGAACGAGATGAAGCTCAATAAGACACGCCGCTCGACGGCGACCCTGCTCGGGGTCGCGTTCGGGGACGCGATGGGACGCAACACGGAGTTCGTCTACTCCGTCAAGGAGATCGTGCGCCGCAACCTGGTCGTGTACGACCTGCCGCGCCCGGCCCTGGTCACCGACGATACCGACATGACGCGCTACGTCTGTCGCGCGCTGTTGGCCGTCGACGACGTCGCCAACCTCGAACACGCGTTCGTCGAGCAGTTCATCGACTGGTACGACCAGATGGACTCGGGCCGCAAGCCCGGCTCGTCGTGCATCCGCGCGGTGCGCAGCCTGATCGCGGACTCGAAGCACGACTGGCTGAGCAACACGGACCCGTTCGCTAAGGGATGCGGCGCCAATATGCGCGTCGCGCCGGTGGCGCTCGACACGCGCCTGGTGCCCGACTTCGAGGGTGTCGCGAACGTCGCGCAGCTCCAGTCGGCGATCACGCACGCGCACCCGACCGCCCTGGCGGCCGCCGAACTGACGGCCTACGCGATCTGGTTGCTGCGCTGGGAGAACTTCGCGCTCGACGCGCGGCTCCTCGAGGCGCTACTCGAACGGTGCGACTCGCAGCGCGGCGTCTACCGCGAGGACGTGCTCGGCGACCTGGCTAAGTATTGGTCCGACCGCAAGGCGATGGCCGGCTACGGTCGGCGCTGGAAGCCGGTCAACGCTAAGCGCGCGATGCAGCTCGGCTGGGACGAGGTGCTCGGCTCGATCCTCGACGTGTACGACGCGTATACGCTCGAGGACGTCGGTGACGACGTCTGTTCCTACACGGGAGGTGGCTGGATCGCCGAGGAGGCGCTAGCCGGTGCGCTGCTGGCGGCGCTGTGGCACCCCGAAAATCCGGTCCGCGCGCTGATGCGTGCCGCGACGACGTCGGGTGACTCGGACTCACTGGCCAGCATCGCGGGCGCGCTTCACGGCGCGTGCTACGGGTACGACGCGTGGCCCCACGACTGGTACGCCCGCGTCGAATTCGGCGACGAGCTCGCCGAATACGGCGAGCGCTGGGACTAGAAGGTGGACGTCGCGGAACTGCTGGACCGAATCGGCCGCTGCGAAGCGTGCGGCCGGTTCGTCGTCGAGGACGAACTAACCGAACTGCTAACCCTGCTGGTCTGTGAAGACTGCCGCGAGGAACTTAAGAGAGAAGGAGAACGAGATGACCAAGATTCACGATGAACTACCGGGCGTGCTGACGTGCCCCGAGGGTCACTTTCACGGCTACGTGATCGTTCACCTAACGTGGGAATCGACGGAGCCGTTCGCGCTCGTCGTCGAGGTTACGCCGCAGGATCGGTGGATGCTCGGTTCGACGGTCCACGGCGTCGCGGAGCGCGAGACGTTCGCGCAGTGCGCGGCACACGGCGACGTATCGTGTGAGGTCTACGGCACGCCGGGCGCCGTCACGTTCAAGATAAGGGCCGCCGAACACGAGGTCATGACCGTCGCGATTCCGCACGAACTTCCCGACGGCCGCAAGCGCGCCGTGTTGACGGCGTTCGAGCGCGCGTCCGCGATCGGCTTTATCACGCGGACCTACGACGAAGTTTCGGCCGGCCGCGAGGACTGCGACATCGACCGCCTCGCGGCGCGCCTGCTATATTCATAACTAGCTTCGCAGGCGCTCGGCACCCACCTAAGGCGCCCTACCTCTACCGAGGTAGGGCGCCTTTTTCGTCTCCCGGTGTTAGTATCTCCTTGTGCTGACGAATCTTTCAACGTGGCTGCCGCTGCTGCTCGTGATCGCCGCGACGCCGCGCGCCACGCGGATCGTCACCCGGGATAAGCTGCCGCTGATCGCTATACCCCGCGACGCGTTCGTCCGCCGCTGGGGCGCCTACGAGGACGAACCGAACGACGACGCCGAGACGCGCCGCGAGCGCCGTAAGATCGCGATCGGCGGTAAGGCGACCAACGTCGTCATGTCGTCGCTAGCGTACCTGTGGGAGTGTGATTGGTGCGTCTCGATCTGGCTCGGCGGCCTGCTGACGTTCCTGACCTGGATGTGGCCCGAAACTATGATCTACGTGCTCGTTCCGCTGGTCGCGTCGTACGCCGCGGGCTGGAACGCGGACGCCGAAACCAAGGGTAAGTAGGAGGGATCAGCGAGGTGGCCGATCGTCCCTCGGCGCGTACCCGCGTCGCAGCTTCAAGCCACGACGACCGTACGCCGCTCGTTGGCGCGTCGCAGATGCTGCTCGGTCTACCGGGTGAGGATTACGCGCAGCGCTACAAGTCGTGGCAGGACGAGCTGTGGGACTACACGCGCAACGTCGGCGAGTACGGCGGCGTCATGGACTGGTTCGCGTCGGGGATCTCGCGCATGCACCTGGTCGCGGCCGTCCAGCGTCCGGGCGAGCAGCGCGAACCCGAGATCCTGGCCGACGGACCCGCGGCCGACCAGATGCACCAGCTCGCCGCGTACGCCGCGGGCGGCGAAACACAGTACCTCTATAAGTGGGGTCGACACCTCGGGGTGCCCGGCGTCGGTTTCTTCATCGCGTACGACAGGGACGGCATGCGTCAGTTCGACGTCAAGTCCGCCAAGCAGATCAGACGCTCCGAGAAGCCCTTCTACGACGCGCAGAACCGAATCATTAAGACGCCCAAGGGCGAGGTAATCCGCGGCTTCGACGTCGAGGTCGCCGAGGGACGCTGGGAGCAGCTTCCCTACGAGTCGCTGGTCGGCCGCATCTACCGGCCGGACGACGAGCTGGACTACGAGGTATCCTCGTGGTCGCGCGGCGCGCTGACGACGCTGCGCGAGATCGACCTGCTGAACCGACACGTCGTCGCGACGCTGCTATCCCGGCTCGTCTTCAACGGCATCCTGTTCATACCGAGCGAGGTCACGTTCCCGGTCAACCCGCAGTTCAAGGACGCGCCGGACCCGTTCATCGCGGAGCTGGCGGCCGTCGCGGCGCGCGGCATCAAGGACCCGGGTTCGCCGCTGAGCGCGCTGCCGCTGCCGCTGCGCGTCAAGTCGGACATGATCGAGCACTTCAAGCACCTAGTCATTGCGACCGGCGTCGACCCTAAGATCAACGAACTGCGCGCCGCGGCGATCCAGCGCCTAGCGCAGCAGCTGCCCGCGCCGCCGAGCGCGATGGAGGGCACGCAGGACTCGAACCACTGGAACGCCTGGAAGGACTCCGAGGACAACATCAAGCTGTACTTCGGGCCGACCATGGAGATCCTGTGTGGCGGGCACACGGACATCTACCTGCGACCAATGCTGAAGGCAGCCGGTCACCCCCTGGAGACTCCCGACGGTGGCCGGATCATCTGCTGGTACGACGCCTCGGACCTGATCAACAAGCCGGACAACTCGGAGAACGCGCGCGACGCGCGCGAAAAGATCGTCATCTCGGACGAGTCGTACCTGCGTCAGCTCGGCATGGACGACGACGACCTGTCGACGGACGAGGAACGCCGCAAGCAGATCCTAACGACGCTCGCGATCCAGGGACTTCCTCTTCCCGACTCGTACTACCTGCTGTACCCCGACGACAAGCCGGATCCGGGCGTCGACCAGCTCGGCAACCCGATCCCGCAACCCGGACTGGCGGCCGGTGGACCGTCGCCTAACGCTGGCCCGTCGGGCGGATCCGCCAACGGTCGACCGGCCGCCGACCAGTCAACCGTCAAGACGCGCGCGCCGAAGGCTGTACCTACCCCGAGCGGCCCACGGGGAGGTTAGTATGACGAGGTTTGCCGGTTGGTCCGAGCGTGAGCTACTCCGGCGTGAGCGGGTGTTTGACGGCCTGCTCAACAAGGCGACGCGGTCCGTCGGGCGCGTCGTCGCTGCCAACATGCGCGCCGCGCTGACAGCGGCCGGATTTGATCCGACTGAATTACGCGACGAACATGGTCGTTGGACTAAGTCATTTCGATCGACGTTAAAGCAGCTCGACGCTAGTCGACTATTTGATCCACTCTATTTCGAAGATGGAGTCGTCTCGGGGCAAGATCTGAATGATAACTTTAACCTCACACATACGACTAAGGAGGGGGACAAACTTCGAACGGAGGGTCTTCAGGGTAAAAAGGGTAGTCATCATGGACAGCTTCTCGGACGTGGAATCTACATCGCGGTTGACGATGAAACGCGTAGTTTGTACGAGAGAGAAGATACCGAAAATCTTCACGTGAGAATAGATCCTGATGCTGAATTTCTCGCGGTACGTAGTGGAATATCAGCCTATGGTGTCCTTATGGATGCTGCTAAGTTGTTGCCTGGTGGTAAGTCTCGCTGGCAAGCAGTGACAAAAAAATTTGAGGATCAAGGTGTTAAGGATCCTGATGTCGTAGCTCTACGTCAGCTCGCACGACATTACGGATACGCAGGAATCGTCGCACGTGACCCCGTCACACCCGGTACAGCCGGATATCGTGCTGGTGGAAATCAGGTTGTCGTTTGGAATGATGACGATGTATCAATACTGACGGCGGCTGCCGAACATGAACCCAATTATCTGCCTAGTGGCTGGCAGCCCGCGGGTGGGGAGGTCGCGGCCGCGTGGGCGTACCACGTCGACCACGAGCTGATGCCGTACCTCGAGGACGCGTTCCTCGACTCGGCGGCCGACGTCCACGGCGCCGCCGAGCTCGCGGCTGGGGTATCGATCACCAAGGTCACCGACGAGCTCGCGGGCGACTACCTTGCGGCGGCGCGCAATCGACTGGTCGGCGTCGGCGACCTGGTCTGGAACGCGATCCGCGTCGAGCTGTCCAGCGGCTACGCCGCCGGCGACGGCGTCGAGCAGCTCGCGACGCGCGTACGTAAGATCGTCGACGTTACCGAGCCGCGCGCGCGGACGATCGCGCGGACGGAGCTGATCTCGGCCGTCAACGCGTCGAACCTACTGCAGGTTAAGATCGCCGGGTTCACCGACGCCGAGTGCTCTAAGTGTTGGCTGGCGACCGACGACGAACGTACGCGGATCGCGCACCACCAAGCCGATGGGCAGTGCGTTGGACTGTGGCAGCCGTTCATCGTCGGCGGCGAAGGCCTGCAGTTTCCCGGGGATCCGTCCGGGCGGCCCGATAACGTCATCAACTGCCGGTGCAGCCTCGGGTAC